TCACTCCCGCGCCAGATCGCCCTTCAGCCCCCTGCGCAGAAAGATAATGGCGAGGGCTTCCATGATCAATTGCGGGCCGGACACCTCGCCGAACGCTGGGATGTCGACTCCGAACATGGCGGCAAGCCCCACCAGCAGCATCAATGCCCCCATGACATAGGTCTTGTTGCCCTTGAGAATGGACATGTCGGTAATTCCCTTTGTGGATTGATCATTTCGCGAGGGCACGACAGCAGCCAGCGCCGCCGCGCGGATCGTGGCGACCCGGCTGGTCCAGCCGCGCCCGAAAGTTGTCCAGGTCGTCAGTCGCTGCAAAAATCCAAGCCGCTGGTCGCACAGGGCCTCGATCAGCGCCCGCGGATCGCGCTTGTTCACGGCTTCGATTGTCAGCGGGCCAACAAATCCGTCCTGCACCACCCCCACCAGCGCCTGAAGCGTCCTGATCGCCCGATCCGGTCCGGAATTGACCGCATAATCGAACACCGCCAGATCGACGCCCGGCGGCAGCAGATCCGCCTTGCAGCGCTCCCAATAGAGCGCCTTGTAGATCGCTTCGGCCTCGGCGCGCTCCAGTGAACGCACCGCATCTTTCGGCAGGTCCCACCACGGCTCGATCCCGCGCCAGCGGGCCAGCGTCTTGTGGGTAATGCCCATATTGGTAGCCCCGCCGGGGTCGGACGGATGATCGGCAAAGCCGCCCTCCAGCTCCAGAATCCGGGCAAGGCACAGTGTCCAGCGCGAAGCCGGCATGGCAGGACTCCCTAACCGTTGTTGGAAAAGCTCAGTTCGATCCAGTCGCCGCCGCGCCGGACCAGCATCAAACTGTCCTCGAAATTGTCGAGCACGCGGTTGCCGCCGAGTTTGAGATTGCCCACGCCATCGCGAAAAGTCAGCGCCACCCCTGCCGTGCCGGTCACGATCATCACCGCGCCGTCAAACCCGCCGGTGATGGTGTCGATATCGTCGCTGGTGCCAGTTTCCGGCGCGGGCACCACAAAGCCCGTCTGCGCCGCCAGCACCCCGCCATCAATCGTTGGGAAACTCACCGCGCATCCGGCAAAGCTGTCGAACCGGACAAAGCCCGATGCTGCCTCCAGCGTCATCGCCGTCGCAAAGCTTGCCCCGTCGGCGCTGACCTTGAAGGCAAAATCATCATCGCCCGCCAGGCCGATTTCGGCCCGCCCTTCCCAGCCGGATTGAAAGATCAGCGTCGCGCTGTTGTCCGCGCTTTCCTTGTTGAGCGTCAGCCGCACATTGCCATTACCGCCACTGCCCGCGGGCACTGCGGTAAACAGCGCCGCTTCCGAGCGCACGGCCAGCCGGTTGGTGGCATCAGGATCGGTGCCGATGCCCAGCCCGTCATGAAACAGCGGCCGCCACCGGTCGCGATAGACCACGGGCCGCGCGGCGGTCTTGTCCCAGCCCAGCCAGCCCTCGACCGGCACCGCAAAGCGCCAGCCCCCTTCGGTCCAGGCAGCGATTTCGCCATCGTGCCCCTCCCACGCACCCGTCGCCCCGGTGCCGATTCCATAGGTCGCCCCCGCTTGCGGCCCTTCGGGCGGCGCCAATAGCGCCAGTCCGTCGAGCCGCATCTGCACCAGCGCATCGAGCACCAGCAGCGCTTCATTATGAGTGATATGCTTTTGCGCCTGCTCCGAGGCGATCAGCGGCAGGTCGAGCCGCGCGGTCATCGTCATGGAAATACTCCAAAGGCTTTATGCCCCGCTCCGAGCACGGGGCTGATCTGTTCGACGGTAAAGCCGACTGCGGTCACCGGCCCGCCGAAATCGTCCGCCTGCGCCGCCGCCGAATAGCGGAATGAGGGTTCATCAACGCTCACGCTGCGCACCACCGTCTCACCATCGCGGATGGCGATGCGATAGCGCTCCGGTACGAAATCAAGCGGCACGTCCGCATGAGGCCAGCCATTGCCATCGATCCGGCTGCGCCGCCGCCAGTCGAGGATAATCTCCCCGGTCACTGCATCCCGGATCGCGCGCAGATGAGCCGGGGCCAGCGGCAGCGCCGCCCCGATATCGACCGCCACTTCCAGCGCCATCCCTTCGCCGTCGCGCGGCCCGGCATAGGCGCGCACTGAGCGCGTCCCGCCCAAGACATCCTGCGGCACCGCCATGCGGGCAACTTTGCTGTCGAGCACCAGCACCGCGCTGCCCGCCTCTGCCGCCCCGATCTGGGAGCCCCGCAAGCCGCGCAGCAGCCCATCCAGCCGGTAACGCGCCGGGCCGATAAGCTCCGCCTCAGCGAAACCAATCAATTCCCAATGTCCGGCGCTCATTTGCACCGCCAGCCGGTTGGATGCAGCCAGCACGGCCAGAGGATCAGCCGAGGCAAGATGCCCGGCATGGATTTCGATCTCCAGACGCGACGCCCGGTCCCAGATACCCATCGGTCCCGCCGCAAGCGGGGCCGACAACACTCCGAGCACGCCATTGCCCGTCAGTCGCGCCAGTTCTGTTCCCGTATCGCTATCGGTGAGGGTGATCGGCCCCGGCCAGGGCTCGGCAAACGCCGCCGCAACCAGTTCGGTCCGCCCATCCGCCGTCGGCAGATGCGCAATGGTAATGGCCGGCACCGCCTCGATTGGCGGCGATATCCGGGGCAAGTCCCGATCGGGAGCCGAAACCGTCCCGATCGCGCTGCCCCCATGCCCGGTCGCAGTCACCCGCCGCGCGCCGCCATCACGCAGCGCCTCGATGCGGAACGGCCCGTCGGCCAGCCCTTCTATGGCGACCAGATCGCCCGCCTCCAGCCCCAGCCTCGACGCAGGCAATGCGAAATCGAGCGTGTCCCCCGCCCGGCGCATCGCCGCCAGCAGGGCCCGCGCCAAAAGACTCCCCTCCGCCGGCTCGATCACCAGCCCGGTGTCGATACTGGCATTGCGCTCCCCTTTGGGCGTCACCGCCAGCACCGAAGCGGTCTGATAATCGCGCTCGCGGTCGAAATGGCTCAGCGTCAGCCGCCCGGGCATTTCGCTCGGATCGCTGCGCTTTCGCGCCAGCACCGGCCCATCTTCCGCGACCAGATCACCCGGATCGATCACCGTCACAGGGCGCGGATCGGCCAATTGCCAGGCGATCCCCTCCGGCGTGTCGCGCACCGCCAGCCCCAGCGCCTCGATCAACCCCGATGACGCATCGCGCAGGCTGGCCACCGCCTCGACGCCCAGCCCGAGCACCATTGGCGGCGCGGCATCAATGCTGGCCACCGGCACCTCGAAATCCTTTGCCATGGCGCGCAGGATTTCCCCAGCGCCCGCCGCGCCCAGCCTGCCGTTCAGCCAGTGCCCGGCGCGATAATTGCTGGCGTCCGACCACACGTCCGGCAGTCCCGGAAACGCCGGATAGGGCCGCGCATCCCAGCACCACAGATAGATACGCCCCGCATCGAGCATCCGCCCGCCATACAGTGGCGACACCGGATTGTGTGCCCCCTCTTCCCGCCAATATTGATGACAGGCCCGCAAGGCCTGTCGCTGGATCAACGGGTCGGACGTCCCGCCGGAAAACGGCGGGCGCTGGTCCTCGGAGCTTTTCGGGTCGCCAAACGCGTTGGGCGCATTAGGCCCCTTGTCCACCGCCCCGCAGCCCAATTCCGTCAGCCAGATCGGCTTGCTCATCGGCACCCAGCCGGTCTTTGTCGCAGCCCTCACCCCGCCGATGCGGTTGTGGTGCGGCTGGCTCCAGAACCCGACCAGATCCTTGTATCGCCACACCCAGTCCTCGCCATGGGTGCCATCGGCGATCGCCGTTCGAAATTGCGCGGCCCGGTCCGCATCGGAGGCATAGAACCAGTCGAACCCTTCCCCGCCCGCAATATTGGCTTTGAGGTAATCGAGATCGTGGATCGCCCGCGCCGTTTGGGCATCCAGATGCCCGTCCCCATCGCGCCAGTCGGCCAGCGGCATGTAATTGTCGATGCCGATGGCGTCGATATTGGTGTCGGCCCATAGCGGATCGAGGTGAAAAATCTTGTCCCCCGGCGCGTTTTCCGGCTGGATCCCCGAATATTCCGACCAGTCCGCTGCGTAGGTGAGCTTGGTGCCGGTGCCCAGGATCGCGCGCACCTCCGCCGCCAGCCCGCGCAGCGCATCGACGAACGGGAAAGTCGCTGCCCCCGAACGCACCGTGGTCAGCCCGCGCATTTCCGAGCCGATCAGCATGGCATCGACGCCCCCCGCTGCCTTGGCGAGCTGGGCATAATGCAGGACCATCTCGCGATAGCCCTTGGCCATGAAGGCCGCAATCTGGGTGGCCGCCGCGCCGCTGCCATCGGGCGACCCGGTCATCCCCGCTGCCGGGTGACAGGTGATCCTGCCCCGCCAGGGATAGGCCGATTGCCCCGCCGCCAGCGTATAGGGGTCGATGCGCGCATTACCGTGGGGAATATCCATCATCACGAACGGATAGAGCGTCACCTTGAGTCCGCGCGCCCGCAGATCGGCGATTGCCGCGCGCACCGAGGCGTCCGAGGGCGTACCGCCATAGGCTGGCCCGCCCGCATGGGTGCTGACCCGGTTGGCCCCGGTCCGGTTCCGGCCCGCTACCGCCCAGGCCGCGCCCTTGACCTGCTTGGTGGTATTTTCAACGCGGGGCTCGACCACACACTCGCCGCAGCGCAGGTCCGTGCCGAACCATGAGACCACCAGTCCCACATGTTCGAGATTGGGGCATAGCGCGGTCAGTTCGTCGATGGACAGGTCCCAGTCCGAGCGCGCCCCGCTCACATGGCAGTTTTCCGAGCGGGTCCGCCCCGGCCCCAGCACCTGCACCCTCGGTTTGGGATCGTAGCCGAACTCCGTCGATCCGGGGATGACGCACACCGCCCTCACCGCAGGTTCCAGGTCTCCGGACGGGCGGCAGATTTCCACCGAAAGGTTGGGAATGCGGTTGCCGAACGGCGTCAGGTCCAGCCGCTCGAAAACGAGATAGCACAGCCCGCGATAGGCCGGCGCCGCGCCCTGCCGCGCCACGATGAAGCCGTCCGGCTGCTGGTCCTCGGTCCCGCGATAAAAGCGGATATCGAGCCCGTCGGTTTCGAGCAGTTTCCCATCCGCCCAGATGCGCCCCAAATGGGCCACTTCGCCCTCGCACAGGGCCAGCGCAAAACTGGCAGCGATCGTCTCCTCGGCGTCGGTCCGCCCAAACCCCTTGGAGCCCGCGCTTTGCCCAGCGATCCGTTCCAACCGCGTCGCCCAGATGATGTTGCCCGACACCCGGCACCAGCCATAAACGCGCGGAATGGGCCCACCTTCGCTCGATCCGGTCAGCCGAACGTCCGAGTGGGTCCGGGTCGGACGCGGCCCGCCAAAAATCGCCGCATCCACCGCGCTCCCGGCCAGCGCGCCCAGCGCCCGCCCGATGGTCGCCCCGATCGGCCCGCCCAGCGCGCCGCCCACCACCTGCCCCGCCAGCGAAAGTGCCAGTGTCGCCATAAACCCCGTCTTTCAAATGATTAATGCGTTTTTCGACGCCACTACCAGCGGCCCACCGCCACCCCACCCACCGCCGTCATCCCGGACTTGATCCGGGATCCAGTAACCGGCAGCGCGTCAGCTCTTTCCCATTCGCCATCCAAGAGAGCCCCCTTCTCCCCCCCTGGGGAGAAGGGCCAGGGATGAGGTGGCCGCTGAGTCTCCACTCGCACCGGCGAGCATACTAGACCCCGGATCAAGTCCGGGGTGACGGCGTTGGAGAAAACGGCATCGCCAGGAAAATCCTCGAGGCTCGGACCATGCCCACCGACCCCATCAGACGCGTCACCCCCCGGCGCACCGGTTTATCCCCCAACGCCACCCCACCCACCGCCGTCATCCCGGACTTGTTCCGGGATCCAGTAACCTGCAGAGCTTCACCTCTTTCCCCTTCGCCATCCAAGAGAGCCCCCTTCTCCCCTCGTGGGAGAAGGGCCGGGGATGAGGGGGCCGCTGAACATCCTCCCGCACCACCGCACCCCCAAACTCAGCACCTCCTCACGGAAACCGGAATACCCCCGCGACCCGCCGCGCCCAGCTCTCGCTCATCGCCATCTCAACCACGCCCAGATGCTCCTGCGCATGAACGAACCGCTCAGCGCTCACCATCACGCCGCAATGGCGCGCCGGTCGGTGGCGCATGAGCCGAAACAGCACCACATCCCCCGCCCGCGCCGCGCCCGCCTGCTCCACCAGATAACGCCGCGCCGCCATCTCCAGCGCATCGCCGATTCCGGCATCGCGCCAGTCGGCCCCATAGGGCGGCACAGGTCCCGGCTCGCCGCCATAAAGCGCGCGCCAAATACCCCGTACCAATCCCAGACAATCGGCCCCCGCCCCCCGGTTCGCCCCCTGATGCCGATACGGCGTGCCCACCCACCGCATGGCCTCGGCCACCACCCGGTCGCCCATACCGAGGTCCGTCATCCGTTCCCTCACGACACCAGCTTCCCGCCATCCAGCCGATCCTCGCTGCCCGGATAGCGCAGCACGAAGTCGTTGCCCGGCACATGCGGAAAGCCCCGAAAATTGAGGCCGTTGGCAAATTTCGTCCGGCAGGTCGAAAACTGCTTGTCGCATCCGGCATGGACGAAAAGTGTGTCCCCCACCGCCACCCAGTCGCCCACGGGCCGGTCGAACCCCAGCGTTTCCCCATCGTGGCGCACCACGCTGTCCTCGATCCCTATGCGACGTCCCGACCCCCATGTCGCCACGCCCTGGTTGAACCAGCCTTGCGCAAAACCGCCCAGCCCGCTCACCGTCACGCTGGTCGCGTCCGGCTTGCCGGTCACCACCGCCTCGGCGCGAAATTGCGGTCGATCGATGTTGACCCTGCAGCGCCCGTCCCCCAGCCTGGCGTCGCACATATGCTGATAGAGCCGCCCGCGCGGCACGTTCAGCGCATGCTGACCCGAGCGCAATTCGGCCCGGAACACCCCGTCCTCGCGGGTGATCTCGCCGATGGTGTCGACCCGGACCAGTTCGCGCTGCGCCGGTTCGCGCCAGTTGACGCGCCAGCTTTCCACCCGCGCGCCGTCATAGCGCCCCAGCGCGATATCGTCCTCAGTGATCGCGTCGGACTGGAGCACCCCCAGCACCTCCGCCGTCTCGGTCTGCGGCCCCAGCCGCTGTGCGGTTTCCCCGCCATCCAGCCCGTGCGCCGGATCGAACCGGCGTCCGTCAAACGCGATCGGCAAATCGTGGTCGGTAAAGCCCTGCACCACGCCATCGGTGCGCAGGATCGCCCAGCACCAGCACAAGGTGGTGGCCCCGCTGGCCAGATGGTCGGCGAACTGTTGCGAAAACTGTCTCATTCCCCCAACACCTCGATAATCGGAATGGCTGGAACCAGCGCCGCATCGAAGCTCGTCAGTTCCACGTCCAGCCGGTCGGTGTCGAAGCGCACCGGCACGTCGAAGGCAAACCCCGCCATCACCGCCTCGCCCTCAGCTGGCGCCTCCACCAGCGTGACGATACCCGTCAGCAAATCGACGCTGAATGCCCCCACGCCCAACACCGCGCCGCCAACAGCCAGCACGACGCTACCCGCGACGGGCCGCGTGATGGGCCGCAGATAAGGGTCGAAATCCGCGCCATAGCGTTTGATCAGTTGAAAGCGCGCCGTTTCCCCATCACCCTGACCAATCGTCTGGTCGGATGGATTTGGCGCGCCACCATCCGGGCTTGACGTCCAGTCCAGCGCGTCGTGCCACAAGAACGAATGAAACCGCCCGCGTCGTTCCTCGAAAAACTCCAGCACGGCGAGCATGTCCGCGCGCGATTTGATGCCATATCCCGCATTATATCGCCGCCGCGCATGTGCCCATCGGCTGTTGCGCTCCTCGCGCCCCGAGGCCAGCGTCACCACATCGGTCGCCCGCCCCGGCCCGCCCTGCGCCCCCAGCGCAATATCGAGCGGAAACCGCACCTGATGAAAGGCCATTGCTCGTCCTCTTTCGTGTTCGTTGCGCATCCCGGCACTTGATCTGGCCCTAATCGGCAGACCCTGAGCGTTTTCCAGAACGCTGAGCATACTAGATCCCGGCTCAGGGCCGGGATGACACGCTGGATGAAAGCACAGGTCTATGCCCCTCTCTTCAACGCGGAAAGAACCGGATAGAGAGGAGCACACTGAGTCCCAACACCCACCCCGTCATCCCGGACTTGATCCGGGATCCAGTAACCGGCAGAGCCGCGAGTCTTTCCTCACCCCGCCGCATATTGGATACCCGGGTCTTCGCCAGGGACGGCACGCCGGTGATGAGGCACCACAGCGCGCCTCCACTAGAACCGCCCCGCAGACTCTAACTCCCCCGTGTCCCCCGCCGTACGGCCCGCAGCAGCATGGCGTTGACCTCCGCCTCCGCCGCAACGAAGCTTCTTGCATCCGGCGCGCTCACATTGAAATTGACCGTCACCGCCTGCCCGCCACCGCCCGCCGCAACGCCCAGCCGTCCATCCGCTCCGCGCTGCAGGGGCAGGATCGCTTCCGGCCCGGCTTCCCCGGCCAGCCCCCATTGCCCCGCCATCGGGAAATAGGTGGGCGCGGCCAGCACTCCGCCCTTGGCAAAGGGCGTCACCTGTCCCAGCGCCGGATTGAGCCCTGAAAACAGGCTCTCGATCCCGCCACTCACCAGTTCACCCAGTGGCTTGAGCGCCGCCTTCAGCGCGATATCGGCAAAGGCCCGCCCGATATCGGCGAGCAATGTGCGCAACGACCGCCCCTCCATGATCGCGCCGCGCAGCGACCGGGTGAGCGTCGTCCCAACCGAAGTGCCCAGATCGCGGATGCGCTGGAGTTCGACCGCGACATCGCTCATCTCCGCTTCAAAGCGCTCGCCGAACAGCTCGGTCATCGTCCGTCTCCATCGGGAAAAAGCGTCATCAACCCATCCAGCGCGGCCCGATCGGGCGCCCCGCCGGTCCGCCCTTTGACGCCGGCATGGGCGGCGGCCAGTTCACGCGGCGTCATCGCCCAGAAGGTCTGTGGCGCAAGCCGCAACACTCCCAACCCGAACGCCATGGTGTCCGCCCAGGGAAACCGGGTCATTGCGCATCTCCAAACGTCGCCCGCAGCAGCCGCACGCAAATCTGCGCCGCGCCCTTGAGGCCCCCCTCGATCGACAGCCGGGCCAGATCGTCATCGGTGATGGCATTTCCTGCCCCGCGCAGTCCCGCCCCGATGATCGCCATCAGGTCGCGCGCCGAAATCCGCCCTTCGGCGAAGCGTTCGGCCAGCCCGTTGAGGTCGCCGGTCTGCAACCGCGCTTCCAGTTCTGCCAGCGCGCCCAGCGTCAGGCACAGCGTTTTGGTCTCGCCGCCGATCTCGGCGTCGATTTCGCCCCGTTGGGGATTGGCCATGGCGATGGCTCCTTAAATGTGTTAATTTGTGTTCGCAGTGATTGCCATGTGTTCAGATGTACACGCGGAGGCTCCCATGCCCGCCAAACGCACCACCACCCTCACCGTCCGCCTGTCAGCGCAAACCAAGGCCAAGCTCGACCGCCTGGCCTCGATCACCGAGCGCTCGAAGTCCTTCCTCGTCGCCCGCATGCTTGACGATCACATCGACCGCGAAATCGCGATTTGCGAGGGCACTTTGGACGCCATGCGGAGCATCGAACGCGGCGAAGGTGCCTCTCATGAACAGGTCACGCAGAACCTCGACCGCATAATTGCCGATGCCTATGCCAGGCACGCCCGCAAAAGTGCCTGACCAATGGGGCGCACGATCTGGTCGCCCCAATCACAGCTGCAATTGCAGTCTATTTTCAACTTCATAGCTTCGGACGATCCCCGCAGCGCTGAATCGGTAGCGCGCCGTCTGGTGGCCGCTGGCGAACGGTTGGCCGTCCTGCCAACAGGCCGCCCCGGTCGAATTGCCGGAACGTTCGAAAAGCTGGTTCGCGGCCTGCCCTATTTCATTATCTACTCAGTTCGGGGCGACGAAATTCACATCCTCCAACTCATCCACACCGCCCAGAACTTTCCCCCTCGCTAGCGCCACTCGAACCGCCGCTCGGTCGCGTTTCGCTTGCGCGGCGGTTCGGGTCCAAACCACAAAAGTGGTACCCACCTTCGCTGGAAGCACCTCCCCTCTGCTGGTCGCGCTTCCGAACCACAAAAGCGATGCCCACTTTTGCTGGAAGCACTCCTAGACCGCGCTGAACCCGATCTCGCCCGCGCTTTCCAGTGCCAATTCGAACGTCACTTCCCCCGCATGATCGCCGGAATATTCCAGCGCCACGATCTGGAACGGCCCCGACACTGTGCCGAATCCGGGCAGGATCAGTTGCCAGCCGCGGATCGTTCCGGCGAAAAACAGCGCCCGCACTTCGGCGTCCGAAGCCCGGTCCTTGAAAATCCCCGATCCCGAAACCGCCGCCCGTTTGACGCCCCCGCCCTCCAGTAATTCGCGCCACCGCCCGGCGCTCTCGGCATCGGTGGTGTCCACGCTCGCCGCGTTAAAGGCGATCTGCCGCGTCCGCAATCCCGCCACCGTCAGAAAACTGCCCGTCCCCGTCTGGTCGAGCTTGAGCAACATGTCCTTGCCACTCTGGGCTGCCATCGTGTGTTCCTTTTCAAATCTGGTTGCCCGTTAAAGCCCCGCGCCCCTGTTCCGCTCAAAGCTGGCCGGTTGCTTCCCTTTTTCCTTGAGGGCGATGGGAAAGGGGGCCGTCCGCGGCGCCCCATCATCAGCCTGTCATCCCGGCCTTGAGCCGGGATTCAGTACACGGCAGCGTCGGAGATAGAACCGCAGCTCTGCCGGATACTGGATCCCGGATCGCCGCCCGGGATGACGGAGGTGGTCGGTTACGCTCACCATCAAAGCTACTCCACCGGCTCCGAAAACACCCGCAGCTCCACTGCTGCCCGCGCCCGTCCCGTCCCCAGATCGATCGCCGTTTCCGTTCGCACATGCCTGCGATGGGTCACGACGTGCCCCACAGGAGCGAGCTCCCCTGCCACCGCCACCCGTTCGATGCGGTGCGAAATGGCCAGCGCCGCCGAGCGCGACGGTTGCGGGCTCCAACAGTGGATGGTCAACCGGTGCTCGATCCCCGGAGCCTCGTCCCCATCGCGCGGCACCGCGTCATGGCGCAAAATCGCCACGTAGGGCGGCTGCATTCCCCGTGGCGGCGCATCGAAAATCCGTCCCGCGCCGAGCAACAGTTTCAGCGGCGCGTCCTCGGTCCAGGCGGCGACCAGCGCCCCTTGCACAGCATCCAGCGCGTTCATCGTTCACCCCACCATCGCGGTTTCAACGCACAGGCACGACAGATACGCCCGGCGTCCGTTGATATCCTCGGCCTCGACCACCTCCAGTGTCCGCCCGCGATAGACGATCCGATCTCCGGCGCGCACATCCTTGCGAAACCGCAGCACCACGCCGTGGGTCGAGCTTGCGGCCCGCCCGTCGCCCTCGCGCAGCATCCGCGCCGAGCGCGGCCGCACCCGCGCCCACACGGTGGCCAGTGGCAAAAACAGGGTTTCGTGCCCACCATCGGGCAGCAGGGCCATTTCGCGCCGCTGCAATTGCACCCGGTCGCGCAGGCTGCCGATCGGCGGCACCGCGCCCCTCACAGCCGCACCCGCCGATAGGCCGAAACCATCCGGCCGATCGTCCCCGGTACCGCCCGCATCTCACCGGTGGCCAGATCGCGGTTTTCGTACCAAAAGGCGGCCAGCATCCGCACCGCCTGGCTCAGATCGGCGGGCACGTCTTCGGCCTCGCCATATCCGGCGGTGTAGTCGATCTCGATCCCCCTGCGCGCCCGCAGCACGGGCATTCCGGCAATCACAGCAGGCACGATGATCCGGGCCGGATTGGCCCTGCCGTCGAGGAGAAACTGCGCCACATCGATCTGATGGACGGTCCCACCAGCGTCATACGCCCGGATTTCACTCAGCGCGGTCACCGGCGACACCGGCAACGGCACGATCCTGTCCTCTGGCCACGCATCGAGCGTCAGCCGCCAGGTCTGATCGAGCAGCGCCCGCCCCGAAAGGCTCTCCACATGCACCCGCGCCGCCGAAATGAGTGTCTCGATCAGGCCGTCCTCGGCCTCATCCTCCACCCGCAGATGCGCTTTCATCGCCGCAAGCGAAACCGGCTCCTCGACCGCTCCGGCCAGAAGGTAAGATGTCATCTGTGCTCTCTTTTGAATGTTAGCGTTCGAAAGCGACCGGAATCGCACCCGGCCTATTCAGCGCACCCCTCACCCCCATCCCCTCTCCCTCAGGGGGAGAAGGGGGCTTTCGCTAAAAGCGAAAGATCGGATGAGGGGGTGCTCAGCGCAGCCCCTCCCACCCCCGGTCATCCCGGACCTGATCCGGGATCCAGTAACCGGCAGCGCCGCGGTTCTTCCCTAAGCGCTGAGCATACTAGATCCCGGCTCAAGGCCGGGATGACACGCTGAGGATGGAAGCGCAGGTCGATGCCACTCCGACCCTCTCCTTGCCCCAATGGAGAGGGGGCTCTTTCAGCAAGCGCTGATCTTCTCTTCCTCCTTGAGGGAGAAGGTGGGCTTTCGCTGAAAGCGAAAGGTCGGATGAGGGGTGCGCTGTGCCTCCCCGACCATCCCCGTCAAGGGAGAGTGTTCTTTTGATTTGGTATTGACCGTACCCACCCCCCAGCTCGGCACCTCCCCACCTTGCGGGGGAGGACGGGAGGGGGGCGCCGGCGGAACGCCGGCTACATGGGTATCCAGCGCTGCGACTCTATCCTCAACGCCCGCCGCTACTCCCCGAACTTGAGCAGCTTGATCGCGTCGAAATCGGCTACCCCGCCGCCCACGCGCTTGGTGGTGTAAAACAGCACATAGGGTTTGGCCGAATAGGGATCGCGCAAGACGTTCACCCCCTGCCGGTCGACGATCAGATAGCCGCGGCGGAAATCCCCGAACGCGATGGAAAAGCTGTCCACATCGATATCGGGCATGTCCTCGGCCTCAACCAGCGGAAAGCCCATCAGGCTGGCGCGCCCGTCCGGCGTTGCCGCCGGCTGCCACAGATAGCCGCCATCGGCATCCTTGAGCTTGCGCACCGCCGCCTGCGTGCGCCGGTTCATCAGCCACGAGGCGTTCTGCCGATATCCGGCCTTGAGCGCATAGACCAGATCGACCAGCACGTCCGAGGCATCCCCCGCCGCTCCGCTGGAAAATCCGCCCTCCTCGCCGGTCGCGATATAGCCCAGCTTTTCCCAGGCCCAGTTGTCCTCGGCCACCGTGTCGGCATCGAGGAAACCCGAGGGCTTGTTGACGCCGTCGCCGAGGATAAACGCCTTGGTTTCCTGCTCAGCGAAGGCCGCGTTGACCTCTTCGGCGATCCACTGGCCCACATCGACCACGGCATCGTCGAGAAACGCCTGGGTCGCGGCGGGCATGGCGTACAGCTCGGTAGTCGGAAAGCTCAGCTCGTCGATCACCTGCGCATTGGTCTGATTGCGCGCCGCCGTCTCGCCCACCCAGCCGACCTGCGGCCCCGTCACCGTGATCGGCTTTTTATACACCGAGGACGACACCTGCCGCACGCCGCAGATGGCGCGCATCGGCGAAATCCCGGTCAGCAACCGGGTGATTTCGGTTTCGGTCTGGGCCGGCACCAGATAGCCGCCATCGGGGTTGGAGCCGACCGACAGCGCCTTTTCCTCGCCGCGCTTCACATAGGCCGAAAACGCATCCTTATATTCGTCGCCCTCGACGGCCCGCCCGCCCTCCAGCGCCGGACGCGCCTTGTCCACCGCCGCCCGGTCGAGCGCCGATTTGTGCCCATCGAGTACCGCGTTGAGCTTGTCGAGCTTAGCGTCGAGCAGCGTATCGGCGCTGCCGCGCTTTTCCAGTTCGGCCAGCCGTTCATCATTTGTCGATTTGAACTCCTCGAACGCCGACATCAATTCGGCCATCACCCCGTTCAAATCCCCACCCGCCGCAACCTTGGTCTCCAGGCGCGGTTCAGCATGTTTCGTCATCGATTGTCCTTTTTCGGTTCCATTCAATCCCGGCGACCATGTCCCCACGTCACCATTGCCTGCCTGTCCTCACGTCCTCCACGCCCCACCCCGTCATCCCGGACTTGATCCGGGATCCAGTACACGCCGAGCCAACGGGCGGGCCGCCGTGCCAGACGAAAATCGCCGCCCTACCCGCGCAGCAACCGCACCGCCGCCCCCATCCTGTCAGCCAGCCGCGCGTCCCCATCGGGCACGGCCAAAATCCGCGCCGCGTCCATCATCGGAAAGGTCACGATGGAGATTTCCCACAGGTCGACCGCCCATAGCCGTCGTCCTCCGTTCTGGCCCTCGCGCGTCGCCCGCACGGCGCGAAAGCCGATCGACAGACCGTCGATCGCCCGCTGCGCGATCAGCGCCTTGAGCCCGGCCGCGCGCGGCACGCCCTCGATCAGCCGCCCGGACACTTTCAAGCCGAACCCGTCCTCGACGATCTCGTCCCAGCGCCCCACCGGCTCCTTGGGATCGTGCTGGAACAGCAACCGCACCCGGTCCGCGCCGCGCGCCGCAAGGCTCTCGCGGAACGCGCCGCGCATCACGATGTCCCCTCCGCCATCGCGCCGCCCGAACACCGAGGCGTAACCGGTGAACCGGCCGTCGGCGTCGATAGCCATCGTCAT